CGTTTACTGGTGTCTCAGAACCAGTCTCTGAAGAGGTCCGCTTTCCTCCGATTAGTAAAATGAACAAGCATCGATGCGGTAGCCCCGCTAGTCTCCAGTGCCCGACTGGAGATGGTCAACCCCAAGGGCCGGACGATTTGTCCGAACCGCTTAGTGGTCCATTGAGGTCATTAGGTGAGGCGCAGAGTGTTAGACAAGGCAAGTCTTACTCTGGGCAGGAAAAACGTGCTTTACTCGCGATCATAACACGTTACATCAAGGAAAACTTTGGAAGGAAAGCTTCTAGAGTTTCAAATCAGGCAAAACTGCGCGTCCTTGGCGCACTCACCCTCCAACATGGAGAGAAGCTTACCCCTAGTAAGCTTTCGGAGCAGCTTTTTACAACCACTGGTAGTAGTGAGATGTTTAACGCATTCGGACGTTCCTCTAAAGTCACTTCTTCCGTCGTTGGAGGTGATGACCAAGAGGTTGATGAAAAGTCAGATGATGACTCTTCAACGCCTAGTGTTTCTGACGTTATTAAGAAGCTTGCAAGCGGAGCCATGGGAAACCTCGCCTCCAATTGGTCAAGTGCTGAGGGTGGAAAACCCAAGCCGGCCTCCAAATCACCAATGGATACTTTCAATCTGTTGAGGGACCCTAAACTCCACAAGGCTGTGGATGTTATTGTCCAGGTCATCCAGACCCTCTCCGAGGGTTTCGATTGGGTCCGAAGGAACAAGGCCATTGCCGCCTTAGCCACGATGTTAGTTTTATCGCAGGTATATGTGCTTTCAAAACTCTCGTGGACCGTCATCCTGCAAGTCTTTAAGGCTGCAGAGGCCATGTTAGGGCTCATGAGCAATGGACTTGCTCAAATCGCTTCCCGTCTCGCCAACGCTGTTTCGCTTATCGTCGAAAAGAAACACGTTGTACAGACCGCGGACGATTTTACTGTCGGCACTGCTCAGATTGAGAATGATACTTGCAGCTTGATTGCTGTCGGACTTTTGGCTGTCCTGCCCGAGTGCAAGTTCATGAACGTCTCTGAAGCAATCACGCATGCTGGCAAACTGACGCGTGGAGTCAAGACCGTTGGAGAGGCATTTGGAGCAATTGCAAGTCGTTTGCCCGATGTCCTGACGGAATACTTGATTGGGGTGGGTTTATGCCCAACCCCTCACAAAGTCGATGAGGATTTCCAAGCCCTCGTCGACGAGGCCTTGGCTTGTCAAGAAAGGATACGCCGAGAAGCTGCCCCTCTCGCCGAGATGGGCTTTGCTCGCAGATACGTTCAACTCTACGAAGCAATCAAAGACGAGTGGCCAATACGCTACGCTGCTTTCTCCCTCCATGCACCGGAGAAGATTGCAATACGCACACTCGTCGCCGAGATGAAGACAAATGCCGAACAGGCAATCTTGCTCCTCAAGACAACTGAGAGGCCAGAACCTGTTGGAGTCTATCTCGGAGGACCGCCTGGCATAGGCAAAACATACTTCCAGGCCATCATTGCGGCCTGGGTTGGGAGAAATTATGCACCGGAAAGCAGACTTTACCCAAAGACACAGGATGATGATTATTGGACCAACTACTGGCACCAAGCCGTGGTTGTGTTTGATGAATTCGGTGCTGCTTCGAAAGAGGTGACATCAAAGCTGGCAATTCAAGTCCTCAGCATCATCTCAAAGAACCCATACGGGCTCAACATGGCCTTCCGCAAGGGTGTCATGTTCATGTCACTCGTGGTCGTTCTTTCCTCCAACACCCTCTTGGAGAAGGCCAACTACATTGGCAACCAGGCAGCATTCAACAGGAGATTTCTCAACTACAACGTCTCCTTGAACAAAGGATGGGGAGAGGGAAAGCTGGACCTTAAGAAGTTCATGGCCCTTCCTTCCCACCAGCGTGTCACATTTCCCCACCTTCGCTTCCAGCGCCGCGTTCAGTTCAAGACGCAGGCTGGCTACGCGTGGCGAAACGGTGGCCCTCCAGAAACTGCAATGCAGGTCATCCAGAGGATCAACTCTGGAGTCATCATCAGTGAGGCCAAGAAGACACAAGATCAGAAGGACATGGAAGCCTTCGTCGCTCAAGCCCGTTTGGCCCTAGAGGCTGAGAATGCAAAGCTGGCCAATGAGTACTCCTCTGGTCATGCTGAAATGGAATCACAAAGCCCTGACAGTGAGATACAGGAGGTTTTCAGCAACGATGACGAGCATGCAGCGTACATTCGCTGCATTGATCTCAGATCCCTCCCCAAGAGCCTCAAAGCAAAGATGCAAACACGCGATGGCATCAATGCAATCTCACTACCAGAACTCAAGGAATATGTACATAAACACCGAGCCGTCCAGGATCTCTACAGTGTCTATTCCAAGGAAGGAGGTCCTCTGGAGTTTGATGCTTGGTTTCACCCCTACAAGCTTGAAGCTGGGTTTGTTGGCAAGGCTTCTCTCAAGGCGCTGAACCGCAGGAACTACGCGAAACGCCGCAATGTGAGGCCCAAGCTGGCCCGGCCTATCTCGCCCCCAGTACCTCCTGAAAAGGTTGTTCCGCCAACTCCCACATGGAAGGACAAGCTTTTGGGTCTTCGGGTTACGGCGGACACTATTGTGGAGCAAGAAACCGGCGCCACACGCTTGACCTCGGATGAGAGTGAACCCGAACCGGACACTTACCAAGAGGCGGAGGAACAATACGTCGCAGAGTTTGCCAATCGACTTTCTCCAAGCGATTGCGCAGCACTCTCCCACGATCTTCACATACCCAAGGGTGAGTTTAAGGTCACGGGAGAGGGCAAGAGCCAAAGAGTTGTGTACCTTACAGAGAAGGTCAACTCTTATCTCTCGGAGCGCACATCGGAGTTGCGCCAGAAAGTGGCAGCAAAACTGAGTGGTATAGATTACCAGGTCCTTGGCAGGATCGGTGTCGCCCTCGGTCTTTTCGGTGCGATCGCCACCATGGGAGGTATCTTCTACAAGACATATTCCGATGATGGCGAAGAAGAGGGTGGTTCTGCTGAGCGGATTTCCGATCGGTGGAAACACCGTTGGCGTCAAGCAGGCAACAAGCAGCGAAGACAGAATCATGAGCGGTTCAATCGCTGGTCAGACCATTCCAAGGTCACTTTCTTGAACAAGAATGGCAACAATTTCACAACAAGTGGACACGGCAATGCAGGGCCTGCCCGCTGGAGTGACAAAGCGCTCAGAGAAGAGGCTAGCCACAATGCCAACATGCGCAGTCTGCTTGGGAAAATCTCCCAAAACTGCGTCAGACTCTCTTACCCCGATGATCGAGGGCTCAACGCCACAGTATTGCGCGGAAGAACGATGCTCGTCCCGCGTCATTTCTTTATCCGGAAAGGGACCTCGGCCGAGGTTATTCAAGGTGGCACTCTGTTTTATGTCACCTACGGAGAGAATCGCTATGCACAGAGATTCGAGCGTTCACGGCTTTCCATCTTTACAGGCAAGTGGAGAGAACTCGTGAAGGATCGCGTCCTGTATCAGCTCACGGACGACGTGCCAAACCGCCCTGACGTCGTCAAGTTCATGATGAAACGCGAAGACGTCGCGCACCTCCAGAAGGTGGACGCCGCAGTTTCCATCAACCACAACACCTACCTTTCTAACCAGGTTCTGGCTATTGATCGGTTTGAGCATGTGGAGACTTACACAACGTGGGACAGCGGAACGGAAGGAAAGCAGCTCTTCTACTCGAACAATTTCCTCGAGTACGAAGCGCGTGCCCCTGGGGCCTGTGGAGAGATGACTTTACTCCACGGGATTCCAGGAAGAGCACTGGTGTGGGCTGCCATTCACACAGCATCTCGGAACAATCCCCACGGACCTATAACGGGCGTGGGAGACATTGTCCTGCAAGAGGAGATTGTCCCTCTACTCCGCCAGATGGGTGCTACGAAGGGCGGTGCCGAGATGTCGGGTCGCCACAAGGAGCTAGACGTTAGCTATGAATACATGGAAGACGTGACCGTTCGTCCGGCGCCCACAAACTGTCGATTTGTACCCTCACTCATTGCTGATTTCTATGATCACGTCAAGTACGCCCCGTCCCTCACTGGAGACGATCGTTCGATCTACTCGAACACGGATCTAGTCATTCGACAAGCGAATCGCACGAAGGAGAAAGTGCTAACGTACGATGTCGAGAAGCTTGGTCGAGGCTTTGAGGCTCACTACCGACAGCTTGTCGCTTTCAGGCCTTCTGAAGTCAGAGTCCTGACCCGACACGAGGCGATCAACGGGTGGGACTCACTCGGAGGCTTGCCCATGAGTACCTCAGCAGGCTACCCGCACAACCAGGATACTGGCGGAATGAAAGGAAAGAGAGCTTTCTTTACTGGTGGCCCGGGCACGTTTGAGCCACGCGAGGACATAGCCGAGGAGCTTGACCAGGCTTTGGTCAGCCTGAAGGCTGGGGTCTTTCCCCCATGGTGGAGCTTCCATTCATCTCTTAAGGGAGAGAAACTTCCCAACAGGAAGATTGAGGCCGGATTGAGCCGCGTTATCAACGTGGCTCCTGTACCACACACCATTCTCATGAAGCAGTTCATCGGTGCCTACACCAATCACACCAAGAAGCATCACACAGTGACAGTTTCTTGCATTGGCATGTCTGTCATGCGTGATTGGGAAGACATGAACAATCGCCTCCTGAGGAAGGCCAAGAAAGGCTTCCCCAGTGACTACAAGAAGTTCGAGAAGAACAACAACAGGCAGATGGTGGAACAAAACATCGAGCACAATATCGAACCGTTTTACAAGCAGTTCGATCCCAATTGGTGCGAGGAGGACGCAACAATCAGGAGAACACTGCTCATCGGTACCGGAACTGCACCGGTGATCATTGGTAACAAGAGGTACAGACCACCATTTCAGCTGCTTTCTGGCACATACGGAACAGGGATGGTCTACAATACACCTGCCAACGATGCATTGCTCTACCAGGCGTATGATGACGTCTGCGAGCTCAATGGTCGGAAGGATCTATGCACAGCTCATGCGTACAACACCCACACGGCACGCGCACTCAACGGTGACGACAACATTCTTGGAGTTGGTGAGGCTCTTGAGCCGTTCATCAACTTCAAGTCCATTCAGGCCGCCATGGCCAAGAGAGGAGTTGAAATCACACCCAGTGACAAAGTCGCAGAGGGCTCAGACCAGAACCAGCCCATCTTGGAAGCGGACATCCTCAAAATGTATACGAGGATTGATCCCAACATGTACCCAGGGAGGAAGCTGTGGGCCATACCCAAACTTGAGGACATGGAACCCACGTTGAAGTACGTCTCCACATCTTTACCCGTTGTTGAGATGACGATTTCGAACTGCAACGACGTGCTACGCCGCAGTTTTGGCTGGGGAGAGATACTGTTCAATGGCTTAAGGGACAGGCTCACGGAACAGATCCAGTCGAAAGGCGAGAATGTTGATCTCGTCTCTTTCAGTGACTGTCGAAGGATGTTTGAGGAAGGTGTCCTTGATCCGTATGACGTGATTCATGCGGATGGAGATGACCCCGTCGAACTTGAGGCACGGTTGGTCGTTCGACCCTCCAACAAGCTCTTCAACGAGGCGGAGTACGACATGTGCTCCATCTCAATAGGGGAAGGACCCCTCGGAGAGTTTGAGGAGCCCAACCTCGATCGCGAGATGATACTCGCGAAGACAGGAACATTCGACCCTTGTATTCCTCTCGACTCGGAAACCATCACCACTGGTGCCGCACAAATGTCAGAGGAGAAGGAACCTTTGCCCTTTGAACACCCATCACGGAAGTATGTTCAGAGGGATCTCGATTTCATAGAGAAGCTTCCCGGTGCCCGCTTGCAGCTTGTGCGTGATGTTTTTCTCGCGCCCATTGTTGAAGAGTACATTTGTCACTCCACCCAGAAGAAACTTGGTCATTCTGCACGGGCTTACATACTCGCTGTTGAAACTCACAACGCATACACTCTCAACGCATTGAGAATGCGCATCGGCCCAACGGCAATGCACGTGTTTTGCGAGATGATGCCTTTGAAAGTTTCCATTCCGACACACTTCTTGTGGAACCTTGGAGTGTGGGCTTGGGGCCGCTACATGGGGCCCCAGGTGGGTGACGACTATCCCGAAGCGGTTCTGGCCTGGCATGATGCGAACATGCCAAGAACCCACGGTCATGCGGAAATGGACAGTGTCTCTCCAGTGGCTGTGGATCAAGATGCTGGAATCACCACTCTGGCACAGGACGCTCCTGTTGCAGATGCCGCTCCAGTTGAAACTCCGAAGGCTCCTGCGAGGACAATGGAGCTCAACCACATCTGTGACCTCTACAAGCGTCCTGGAATTGTGCGTGACGAGATCCTCCCCTCTACAGATGGTTTCCCGGTCAACAACTTGCTCTTGCCCCCTGTGAGCTCCAACCCGATTGGTGGGAACCTCTCCTTTTACGCCCGACTCTTTGCTTGCTACAAAGGGAGTTTCAGAGTCATTTTCATGGCATCCACTGACGGTCTGGTTGCTTGGGACCCTAATCAGGAGCTCAGCAACGCCGACATCATCAGCCAAGTGGAGGGTCTTGCTGGAAATCATGACAATTTTGCCATGTGTGGACCAGCTGCTTTCTTCAACAAGGCCGTTGGGGCAACTGAAGTCAAGATTCCGTATCAAGTCCCCTACAACGTCAGTTTCATGCCTCAGTTTACCGTTGACCAGGATGAGGACATCCGATCGATGGGCAGAATCTCGTGGAAATTTTCTGACGCACACCCCTCAGGTTACGTGGCGGCGGGTGTCGGAGACGGTTTCGAGATGATGTACTTGAGTGGCATTCCAACAATCACCTATCCTGCTGGAATCACAGTCACAACCGGTTCTGCACAAGGAAACTTCGCCACCTCCTATACCAACGTGCACAATGTGGCTGAGGGCTCCATTGACTACAAGTCCTCTAGCGACAATGGAGCTGAAGGCGATCAGAAGGCTTCCCTTGATCTCCCGAATGTGGGCGTCAATCCCCCGCCGGTCTTTCGTCAGTCCTACCCCACAGTAGCCAACACCCACAACCTCACTTATGGTGTGGTCCTGGACACTGACCCTGGACAAACGGTCCCAATCGTTCCCAGTGATGCCGGGGGACCACTTGTGGAGGGCTCCCTGAAGTATCTGGGGTCAAAATATTCCTTGCTGGACACGTTTCAGGTCTCGGCAGCCAACAACACCGGTGAGGTCCTTTTCATCGGAAATCTTGCACCAAACCCCAGGATGTTTGACACTCTCTTTGAGACTCCGCCCTTCACCTACCAACCCACGTTGTTGGGGTACATCACACAGCCCATCAGGTACTACAAGGGTGGTTTCAAGCTGCTCATTGATGCAAAACTGAGCTCCTTCCACAACTTGCGGATCCTGGTGACAACGGATTACGGCAATTTTGAGGGGACGGTGACCAGCAACCTGGAGGATGCTGCTTCACAGTATGCCGTTGCCGCAAACCTCTCTGGCTCGTCCAACACCGTTGAGGTTCATTTCCCGGCAAAGATGCTTCAGGAGCGCATGATCATCGGGCGAAGAGAGGAACTCGCTGCCAACAAGGGCCTCTACTCCCAAGGAAGTTTTGCTGTGCGCATTCTTCAACCACTGAAAACTGGTGGTGCGTCGGATGTTGTGGACGTTAATCTCTTCTGGGCCGCAGACGATGACGCTGAATACTCTTTTGCTGAGGGCATGGACCACAGACTTGTTGTCGACATTCCCCAACTGGCCGCAACACGCGGATCAGCTCAGATGGAGTCGGTCGTCATCAACAACAAAGGAGTGACTTTCGCGGATGTTGAAGAGGTCAAGACGTCCGGAGGAAGACCCATTGCTGAGAGTGTTGCTAAGGATGGTGATGCTGAACCAGCTTGGAGTTTCAAAGATGCTCTGGCGCGTGACCAATTGGTGACAACCTTCGACTGGGGTATTACTGGAAACATCCTATACAGTGCACGAGTCCCTTTCGACCTCCTGAAGGCGAATGTGTCTGAAAACATTTTCAACACTTTCCGCTTTTTCCGTGGTGGGGTGGAAGTTACTGCTGTGCTCAACAGCGCCCCTACCCAAGCAGGAGCTTTGCTTTTATGCTTCTGCCCTGGTGTGACTCCGACTCAATTTGCCGCTAAGTTTGCGACAAGTCACACCTCTCTTTCCGTCATTCCTGGAGTATGGCTCAATGCGGGAGGAACAAGAAGAGCAACACTCCAG